AGTACTTAACGCCCGGAAATGAGATCACAGGTGGCTCAATTCGTGCGGGTGAGCGTATCGTCACAATTGATGACTTGCTTATCTCAAGCCAGTTCATTGCTTCAATTGATGAAGCCATCAACCACTACGATGTACGTAGCATCTACTCTAAGGAAGCTGGTATTGCACTTGCTAAAGAAGCTGACAAGAACATTCTCCGTCAGGCTCTGAAGGCTGCGTTGTCAACCAACGCTATCCGTGGTGCTGCACTGATCCAGAACTACTCAGCGTTTGCTGAAGAAGACTTCACAGCTAACGTCAACATTGGTACAGCTACTGCTGACTCTCTTGACCCTGCAAAGCTGGCTAAGTCTATCTTTGATGCGAAGAAAGAGTTCGATGTCAAGTCTGTAACTTCTGACGGAGCTTTCGTAGTTCTCCCACCTTCACAGTACTATGCGTTGATGGATGTAACTGATGGCTCAAAGCTGACATTTATGAACCGTGATTTCGGTGGTAATGGTTCAATCGCTTCTGCGACTGTTCCAACAATTGCTGGTATGCCTGTGTATATGTCTAACCACCTTGTAACCGCAGACCTTCTTGAGGTTGCTGGCGTTAACAAGGGTCAGTCAAAGGGTCAACGCCCACTGGCTAACACTGCTGGTTCAGGCCGTACAACTGCATACGACATTACTAACACAACCACAGATGGTGTTAACCTTGTTGACATTGCTGCTAAGTGTCGTGGTCTAGTAATGACACAAGACGCAGTTGCTAGTGTTAAGCTGATGGACTTGGGCGTAGAGTCCGAGTATCAAATTAACCGTCAAGGCACACTGATGGTGGCAAAATACGCAATGGGGCATAACGTCCTGCGTCCTGCTGCTGCTATCGCACTGCTTGAAGTGTAATTAAGAGAAGGGGGTGGCTTAACAGCTACTCCCTTTTTTCATTGGAGATATAAATGTCAAACAAATATAAAAAACCAATGCCCCTGCCTAAACCAAAGCCTAAACTGCAAAAATCTACTAATGAACAAACAGGGGCTACTCGTGGTGACGCAGACATGAAGTCTGCTTATATGCAGGAAGCCATGCAGAAGGCTAAAGAAGAGCAACGCCGCCGCGCAGAAGCTGAAAGACTCAAAGCTATGCAGAAAGAAATAGAACGCCGTAGAAAAGAAGCTGAAAAGAAGCGTTCTTCTAAGGGTGGTTTAGGTACAGCCCCTAAACAACAAGAGGCTGCTGAGAATAAATCTCTTAAACAACGTATGAAAAAGTATAAGAAGAATAACTAATGGCTATAACGTACCGTGGAGAAACTTTTGCAGGGTACAATAAACCTAAGCGTACACCTAAACATCCTACAAAGTCCCATGCGGTACTAGCTAAAGAAGGCGAGACCATTAAGCTCATTCGCTTTGGGCAGCAGGGTGTCAAGGGTGCAGGTAAAAACCCTACATCAGCAAAAGATAAAGCGCGTAAAAAGTCTTACTATGCAAGACATAACGCACAGGGAAAGCCAACATCAAAGCTTTCTGCTAAATACTGGTCACACAAAGTTAAGTGGTGATCTACAAGAATTTTAAACGGAGACCTTCATGGCACCAACAACCAAGCTAGAAGCAGTTAATACTATGCTCTCAGCTATTGGCGAAGCCCCAGTTACACAATTGAACTCTGGCTTGGTTGAAGCTGATATTGCCGAAACTATCCTTGAATCTGTTAACCGTGAGGTGCAGGGCCAAGGTTATCATTTCAACAGAGAACTGGATGTAACATTTAATCCTGACTCAAATAACAATATTGTATTACCTTCCAACATATTACGAGCAGACACTACTGCTAAGTCATCTAATCTAGACCTCATTCAACGTGGTCTAAAAATGTATGATAGAAAAACTAATACTTTTAATATTACAGAAACAGTCTATCTAGACTTAGTTGTTTTATTAGTCTTTGAAGATTGTCCTGAAGTTGCTAAGCGTTATATTACAATTAGGGCTGCTAGGATATTCCTTGATCGTGTGGTAGGTTCTACTACCTTGCATGGGTTCACTGAGAAAGATGAAGCTACTGCTTTATTAGAGATTCGTGACATGGAAGCAGAAGGACAAGACTTTAGTATCTTCAATAACTATGACACGTATAGTATCATTGATAGAATTGCATCACAGAGGACTATAACCTAATGGCACTCGTTAGCACATCCATTCCAAACCTTATTAATGGCGTATCTCAACAGCCACCTTCTGTTCGTTTGCCAACACAATCCGAAGTTCAAGAGAATGGACTGTCTAGCGTTTCAGAGGGTTTGAAGAAGAGACCCCCAACAGAACATAAAGATTTTTTCTTATCAGGATTGTCAGCACAAAAACAAACAGATATGACTGACGCCTATTTCCACCCTATTCGTAACTCAGATAACAGCTTACATTTCTTATTGATTGAGAAAGATGGAACCATGACTATCACTGATAGTACTGGAACTACTAAACCTATTACTAACAATGGAGCTAGTTATCTTTCCGGCTTAACAAACCCACGACAACAGTTAACAGCCACTACTGTAGCTGACTACACCTTCTTTGTTAATAAGACTAAGGTAGTTGCTAAGACAGCTACTAAGTCATCTACACGTAATCCTGAGGCACTTATATACGTAGCCAAGTCTGATTATGCTGTGACATACACTGTCACTATAACTAAGGGTGGTACTGTATATACCAGAGAAATCACCACAAAGGCATCTGTACAGGCTAGTACAGCTAATTCTCAACTAGCAGAAGAGTCAATCCAAACAGATAGGATTGCAACAAACTTAATCTTTACTAACGCAGTTGATTCTACTAGATATGGTGGCATAGCAGGTGCTATTACAATAGCGGGTCTTAGTTTCGTACAGTACGGTAACGTCGTTCACGTTCTTGGAGCTACTGCTAGTGACCAGTTTGACATCTCTGTAAACGATAGTAGAGGTAATGAAAGCCTTAGAGCCTTTAAGGGAGAAACCCCTGACTTTAAGAAACTTCCAGTAGAAGCACCGCTTGACTTTGTTATCCTAGTTTCTGGTGATAACCAAAAAGGGCAGGATGACTACTATGTAAAGTACACACGTAATGTAACTAATGGTCAGGGTGTATGGAAAGAAACTGTGGAGCCTGATACTGATATTGAATTAGATGCAGCAACTATGCCGCATACCTTAATATATGATGGCACCTCTTATACTTTTGGCCCAGCAACCTACGAGAATAAAACAGTAGGCTCTGATCTTACAAATCCTTTTCCGTCTTTCTTAGGCAACACCATTAACGATGTGTTCTTCCATAGGAATAGACTAGGGTTTCTAGCAGATGAGAATGTAATCTTTAGTGAAGCAGGTGAATACTTCAACTTCTTCCTTAAAACTGTTCTTACATTAGTAGACAGTGCTACCATTGACGTAGCAGTTTCTAATAACCAAGTGTCTATTCTAAGACACGCTGTACCCTTTAATGAGAACTTGCTTTTATTCTCAGATTACTCACAGTTTAAGTTAACTGCTAATGGTACACTAACCCCACAAACTGTGTCCATTGATGTGACCACACGTTTTGAGGCTAGTCTAGAAGCTAAACCTGTAGGTGCTGGTAAGTATGTATACTTCCCCACTACCAAGGGTTCCTTTGCAGGTATTCGAGAGTACTTTGTAGATACAGAAACAGAAACAAATGATGCTAATGAAATTACGGCGCATGTTCCTGAGTATCTTGAAGGTACTGCTATTTCTATGACAGCAGCCTCTAATGAAGATATGCTTATAGTACTAACAGATACTAACCGTTCAGAGGTTTACCCTTACAGATACTTCTGGTCAGGCAGAGAGAAACTTCAATCCTCTTGGTCTAAGTGGACATTTAGTGGTACTGTTTTAGGTGTTGAGTTTGATAAGTCAGACATCTTCCTAGCCATTCAGTATGCTGATAAGGTTGCTCTAGAAAGAATAAACTTATCCTTAGATGATAGCTTGGTAGCTGATACATCTTTTCCTGTCTTACTAGATAGGCGGGTACGTCTTACTGGTGCTGATACAATTCCATACACTGCTGCTAATACTACTTACGTAACAGACGCTGGTTCCATTGTAACTGCTGCCGCTGCCCTTACCTATCAGGGTACAGGTGGTGTAGTATATGCAGGAGTACCCTATACTTTTCTTTATGAGTTCTCAGAACAACTAATGAAAAACAATAATGCCTCTGTTACTACAGGTAGACTACAGATTAAGAGTATGGCTGTAGTATACTCAGATACTGGGTTCTTTACGATAACCGTTGTTCCACATAAGACACTTCCTGTTGCTGTACGTAAGACTTATACACGTGCTTTCACAGGTAGGTTAATTGGTGCTGGTACAAACATATTAGGACAAATACCCTTAGACAGTGGAAGTTATAGTTTTGGTGTACAGGCTAATTCTAGGAACGCTCAGATACAAATATCAAGCGATAGTTTTTTACCGTGTATATTTCAGAGTGCAGAATTAGAATCTGAATTTGTCTTGAGATCAAGAAGGATGTAATATGAAAGCTCACTATAGACTTTACAAAGAAACCGATATTAACACAGTAGCCTCTAATATGTGCGAAGCTGATGTAACAGAGCTATCGTTATCTGATGGCCTAAACCCTCTAGCAGCCTTACAAAGAGCTTGTGAAAAATCACATGAAGTTAATACTATGGTTTCTCCTAGTGGAGAACTACTAGGAATGTTTGGTCTTAGTTTTATTGATGAGCATACAGGAAGTCCTTGGATGCTTTCTACTGGCAAACTAAACAAATATTACATTCAGTTTCTACGAAGCAGTCATAACTGGGTAATAGAAGCTAACAACAAAAGAAACTTACTTGTAAATTATGTTCACGTAGAAAACAAATTAGCTATAAAATGGTTACAATTTTTAGGCTTTAGTTTTTTACGTGAACTACAATACGGTAAAAGTAAAGCTCCCTTTTATGAATTTGTGAGGATAAAATAATGTGTGGCCCAGCAGCAGCAGCAGCCGGATTAGCAATCGCTGGCGGTGTTATGGAATGGCAAGAAGCTAATGCAAATTATTCAGCGCAAGTAGATGCTAATAATAAAACTCGTGTTAGTGCAGTCAAATCTAGAGACTTACAGATAAGTCAAACACAGTTAAAAAACCAACAAGAACAAGACCAATTAGCAGATGAAAAGTTTGATAACTTACTTAAAGGTATTGAAACAAGTTCTGCATTTAGAACAGCAGCAGGAGAAGACAACATTGTCGGGCGTTCTATTCAACACGCCATGAACGACAGAGTTGCAGATCGACTGCGTAACAGTAGTAAGATTTCAACCCAGTCTAACTACATCAACCAGCAAGCAGGTATAGATGCTCAGGGTATCCAAGCACAGCTTGAGGGACGCTTAGCTAGTGTTGTAGACCCAATTAAACCTAATGCAACTGCCGCTATTGTTAAGACAAGTTCAAGTGCTTTAGGTGCTTATGGCGGTGTAGGAGGTGATACCACATGGGGCGAAGTATTTACAGCTTAGGAGACACAAATGGCAACAACATCTAAAAGAAGTCAGGTGAGTAAGTTAGATACGATTAAGTCTAACACACCTGTAGCTAGAGGCGTAGATACATTTGTGTCTTATCGCCCACCTGCAAAGAAAACAGGTGCTAGTGATTTAATTCAAGCCTTGTCTAGTTTTGCTCCACAAGTAGGTAAGTATGCACAGGCTAACAGAGATAAACAAGAATTAGTCGAAAAGAACACGCTTGAAAAAGAGTTTGTACTAAACCCAGATGCAACCATAAAGAAGTTTATGGCTGGTGGGTTTGAAGATACAATGACCCCTACCCAAGTACTAGCGGGTGAACACGTGGGTAAAGCACTAGCTCGTCAGTGGAAATCTAGAGTAACAGCAGAATATGCTAAGTCAGCCTTAAAAGGAAGTGACGATCCAACAGCCTTTAGAAAGTGGGTTGAAGGACAGCGTTCAACTTTTATTAATGATAATAAAGATTTCTTTGCTAAGACTGGCGTAGTTGCAGGATTCTCAACTTTGTTTCGATCTTACGAGGATAACTTAAACTCTGAGTTTGAATCTCTTGCACGTAAAAACTTAAAGACAAAACACGAGACAAACTTTAAAACAGATGTATCCGGCAGCATTGATGCAGTACTAGGTGGACAACTTACTCCCCAACTATTTGGTAAACAATTAAAGCTAAGTCAATCAGATGCTAAAACTGGTTATTCTTTTGATAACATCACAGCTAACAAACTAACACTAGATGCTATCGTTGATTATGCTTCTGATGACCCTGACTTAACATATACACAAAGACTAGCAGTACTAAAGTTAGCTAATAATGTTGAGACAACAAAGGGTAACTTTTTAGGTAACACTCAGGAATCTCAGTTAACACTAGGTAAAGCTAGGGTTGCTATAGATAGAGCAGAAGAACAAAGACTTGATAGAATTTACAATGTTACAACAAGAAGTAAGAGCATAATTAAAGACAACGCCCAGAGTAAAATTCAAGAAGTTCTCTCAAAGAAACCATCAACTAAGCTTAGTGAAGTCTTTGATAGCAAAACGTTAAAACTAGCCCTAGACAATTACCCAGAACTACGTGAATACTACGAGAGACAAAAAACATTCTTTAATGGGGCTGCACAAACAGTAGATGACAAAGACCTTGTAAACATGAGAGTAGAGTTAGCTAGTGCTGAGAATACAGCTAAAGCAAGAAAAATGATTGAAGGTTGGCAAGAGGGTAGACTAAAGAATAATGCAGCAGCCTTTAATACTTTGTGGGCGCAAGCGGATAAAATAGACAAAGTAAAAGGTTCTAATAAGAACTTTTCGCAAGATGAATTTTATAAGGGCTTTGCTAGACAACTAGGTGGTGTTGATCCTACAACTGGACTGAGTATATATGCTACAACTGATCCTAGAAATGCAGTAATAACTCAGTTTATGATAGATTTTCAAGACCTTTTCTATTCTGAGGCTTATCAAAAGCTTGGAGAGTTGGCGAAAAGAGATGCAGTCCGAAACTTATTTACACCAGCTTTCAACGAAATTAAGAACGCTAATCAAAGAGTCGCTACTCCAAATGACCCAGCAATTAGTGTTAGTGTACCACCTGCCCAACCATAATTATTTATAGGAGACCTAGATGGCTGAACCTGATTTGACAGTATCTGCGGATACATCAACAGAGCCTACCCCTACACCTGCGGGTGAACCACAAAACGATGGTCTATTAACAGACACTGGTGAAGGCATGGCTACAGGCTTTACTAAAGCCGCAAATGAGATAAGCCAAACCGCTGATAGTGCTACTGGTGGTTACTTANCAGAAGCTACTGATTGGTTAGGTGCTAACGTAGTTGACTTAGGTTCACTAGGAGTAGATGAAAAAGGTACTCTTCATTACTATAGAGCAGCAGACGCTATTCAAGAAGCTAAAGCAGCAGGACTTAAAAGGGGAGACCCAGAGTTTGATGCGTTTGTGTCGAAAAGAGTAAGTACTACTAAACTTACTGATGGTCTACAAACCATGTCTGGTAATCTTGCTTCTGGTCTAACACAGTTTGCTGTTGGTTGGCTTCCAGCTAATAGATTGTTGAAGCCTTTACAGGTTAATACCAAAAGAGGTAAAGCTGTCAAGTTAGCAGGTGAAGGAAGCATAGCAGAACTTATTGCTTTTGATAAGCACGATGAACGTATCTCTAATATGATGCAGGATCACCCTTCTTTAGCTAACCCAGTTGCAGAGTTCCTAGCAGCAGACCCAGATGATCCAGTACCCTTAGCTATATTTAAACAAGCTGCTGAGGGTATGCTTACTGAAGCTGCGCTGGTTGCAGTTGTAGCTGGCCTAAAAGCTGTAAGAGCTAGTAACAGAAACTTAGCAGAAACTGAGCAGTTAGTCAAAGAAGCAGAAGAAGAAGCTACTGCACTAGCTAAAGAACTTAACCTTGGGGCTGATGTAGAAAATGAAATTGCTTCTGTAGCTGCAACTAGTGAAGTTCTTAATGCTGCTTATAAGGCATCTGAAAGTTTAAGTGGCTCAGCACGTACTAAAAAGCGGCTAGAAGGCCGTAAAGATTCTATGGATGAGATGACACCAGAAGCCTTAGCAGATTTAAAAGCTCAGGGTGGCGGTGTAGCACTTACCAGAGAAGCTATGCAAGAAGAAGCTAAGGCAGACATTATACGTCAGTTACGTCCTTATGGTGGAGATGTTACTAAGGGTGTAGAACAGTGGATAGCTCGTCACAATGGGGATTTTGTAAAGGCTAGAAAATTACTCAGTAGTGCTGACGAATTACGTAAAGTATCTAACGTACAGTTTGCTAAGTCATCAGAACAATTCAGACTTGCTGTACAAAATGGTGCGCCTGAAGCAGAAGTAGCCGCTTTAAGAACTACCGCAGTACAAGACTTTAAGAATACTTTAAGACTAGTTAATGTGTTGAAGGGTGGTTTCTCAGAAGCTGGACGGATGCTAGACTTTGCTAAATCTGTTGATGGCTGGAATGTTAATACTATAGACGCAGCGTTAGATGCTGGTTCTGCCTTTGCACCTGACTCTGCTGCTTCTAAAAGCTTTTATGGTCAACTGGCTCAACACTCCTATAGTATCCAAAAAGCAGGAGCAGCAGGTGTTCGTGTTATAAACGAACTCTTTATTAACTCTATCCTGTCTGGCATTAAAACACACCTAGTTAACATTGGTTCTAACACCTTTACTACAGCTACTATGCCCCTAGAAAGACTGATGGGTGCTGGTATAAGAGGTGATAAAAAAGAAATGATGAAGGCTATACATACCTACCAAGGTATGATGCAACACTCATGGTCTTCTCTTAAAGCGTCTGTACAGGCTGCAAAAAANGGACAGACTATTCTTGATGTAGACCGTTCCTATTTAGAAGAAGGTATGACTACTGGGTCTATACCTACAATAATTGGAACTTTAATTAGGATGCCTACAAGACTACTAGCGGCAGAAGATGAGTTCTTTAAACAACTTAACTTCCGTTCATATGCTTTTGCAGAAGCAATGGCTGACGGTGCTGCTTTAGGCTACAAGGGTGTAGAACTTCAAGATTACGTAAAAAACCAAGTAGACACTGCTGTAACTGACCAGATACAATCTAATGTTGATGGTATACTTACAAACCCTGTAGCTATCAAAGGTATTGAAGCTGGACGTAAAACTACATTTACTCAAGATACCGCTGGTAAAAGTATAAACGAAAGAATGGCTAACTCTTATACAAAGCTTGTAAACGAATTTCCTTTATTAAGACAAATTAGTCCATTTATTCGTACACCCTTAAACATTGCTTCTTATGTTTTACAGCGTAGTCCTCTGGCTCCGTTGTCAGGACGTTGGCGCAGAGATATGGCTGTAAACGGTTCACAAGAGCAAGCCGAAGCACTAGTTCGTTTTGGTATTGGTTCTTCACTAGCAAACTACTTTTATAGTCTAGCACAACAGGGTGGTCTTACAGGAACTGGTTCTGAATTATCTTCTAATCAAGTCAAAGCTATGGAAGATATGTATGGTTACAAACGTAACTCTTACTACAATGGTGAAGAGTACAAAGAAATATCTCGCTTATCACCTGTATCTGACTTAGCTCTTATCATGGCTTCTATTTATGAAATCAATAAATACGGCGGGAACAAAGAAGCTGATGAATTAGCAGCGGCTGTTGCTATAGCTCTCTCTGAAGTAGCAAGGGATAAAACCTTTATGCAGGGTGTGACTGATTTCATTAATGCTGTGGATGACCCAGAGCGTTTTGGAACTTCTTATGTAGGTAATCGGATAGGAGCTTTGGTTCCTTATTCAGGTCTTATGAAGTCTTTAAATGGAGACCCTAACTTACGAAAAATCTATGAGTTAGCAGAAGCTTACAAGAAAAATATTCCAGGATTATCAAGAGAACTAGACCCTCATCGTAACATTTTAGGTGAAGTAAAGTTAATCCCAGAGTTCTGGGGTATTGACTCTGCCTCTCCTATTGGACTTTCAGTTGAGAAGGATGACCCTATTGCACTAGCCTTTAAACAGGCTGCTGACAATGGAACACCCTTTGACATAGGTTTACCATCCACTACGGTAGATACTCTTGATTGGACTAATAGAGCTTGGAGTACTGATCGAAACGGAAAACCTCTTAATCCAAACCGTGTTAAACAGACAGCTTATGACAGATGGATAGAAATATCTGGTGCTATGAGTCTTGATGTTTTTGGTAATGGTACTAACTTAACTTTACGTGAAGCTTTAACTAGTATAATAGAAGACCCAAGGTTTCAAGATGAAGCCACAAGTAACCTTAAACTAGGTGATAGAGTGTACACTGGTTCACGTTCAGACCACATTAACACAATGATTAGTGAGTACCGAAAGATAGCAAAGAAAGTAATGGTTGGTAACGATCCTTATGAAGTTGGAGCTACTAGCGGTGTCTTTAGTGAAGATGGTTTTCTACTTGAGGTTAAAGGGGCTGCTAATGCTAAGTTAGCTGTTGCTCATTGGACACAAAAGAAGATAAATGAAGATTTAGTTAAGACCCAAGAAGGTCAAAACTTTATCAAAGAAAACGAGCAACAAGCTAACGAAAGATTAAATGGAGTCTTTTTCCAAGGAGAAAATTAATGAGTAATTCTGTACAGCTATACTTAAACATTGCAGCAGCACAGAGCAATTTTTCATTTCCATTCCCCTATCTAGAAGAGGTAGACATTACCGCTTATGTAGATGGGGTGAGTGTATTTGCAAACAACACTTCAACAGGTACAGCAGTAGGGGGCAACACTTATGTTGTTGCTTTCTCTGCACCCAATTCTGGCACACTAACCTTCTCTCCTGCCGTTGTATCGGGTAGTGATGTACGTATTGAACGTAACACTAACGTAGCTACAAAGGTTGTAGACTTTGCTGATGGTGCCGTGTTGACTGAGGTAGCTCTAGACAGTGCTGTTGACCAGTTGCTTTTTGGCGTACAAGAAGCTATTGATACTGCAAACGCTTCTATTACACTAACACCTGCTAATAGGTGGGATGCTGGTGGTAGTATTATTAATAACGTGGGTACGCCTACAGCTACTACTGATGCAGCAACTAAAGCCTACGCTGATGGTATTTCAACAGCAGCGGCTAGTGCAGCGGTGGCAGCAGCTAACGCAGCCGTTACAGCGGCTACAGGCTCTATTATCCCTGATGCTACTAAGCTGGCTATTCATCCTATTGGATCACAGTACACACTGTCAGACGGTGTAACCACTGACTACTCAGCTAAACACTATCAGGATGGTGCGTCTACCTCAGCTACTAACGCAGCAGCTAGTGAAACTAATGCAGCCACCTCTGAGACTAACGCACAGGAATGGGCTATCAAAACCACAGGCATCGTTGATGCTACAGGTTACTCAGCTAAGGCTTGGTCTATTGGTGGCACAAATGTAACAAATACAGCAGGTGCTGGTGCATCTCAAGAGTGGGCAACAAAGACTACAACAAGTGTTGATGGTACTGAGTTCTCAGCTAAAGAATATGCTATTGGCTCTCAAGCTGCAAACCCCTCTGGCTCTGCAAAGCAGTGGTCATTAGGTGGTGGTGTTAGTTATGATGCTAATACTACTGTTGATGGTGTAAACTACTCAGCTAGATATTGGGCAGAACAAGCAGCAGCAGCAGTAGATAACTTTGATGATACCTACCTTGGTCCTAAATCATCAGCACCAACAGTAGATAATGATGGTGATCCTCTTAATGCAGGTGACTTGTACTTTGATACAACTGCTAGTCAACTCTATGTATACGATGGTGCAGCTTGGCAACCAACTGTAGTAGCAGCAGGTTCAACAGCAACCGCTGGTTTCGCAATCGCAATGGCAGTAGCCCTATAAAGGATAAATTATGGCACAGAATTTTAGACGATATACCCTACAGGGCGTAGGCACTTCAGCCGCTGACATTCCTGATGGGGCAAACTTTGACAGTTACGATACCATTGTAGGTATCCACATGACTAATACATCTGCTAACGCAATCACAGTAGATGCTTACATTAACGATGGCACAGCGGATGTGTACCTCATCAAAGGCGCACCTATTGCTGCTGGCGGCGCACTACAGCTACTTGATGGTGGCGCAAAGGTAGTGGTTAGCAGTGGTGACAGACTGTGGATTAAGTCAGACACAGCAGCATCTTTGGATTGTTGGGTATCTGCCGTTGATGACATCAGTACATAAGGGAGAGAACTATGGGTTACATTGGTAATCAACAAGCACAAGGCTTTAGTAAGACTCCCCCTAAACAAGACCTCACAGGTGCTACAGGTACGACACTAACACTGTCTCATGCTGTAGCTAGTTCAGAGGCTATTGACCTATACATCAATAACGTCCGTCAGGAGCCTACTGAGGCTTACTCAGCAGCAGGAACTACAGTTACCCTCACAGGTTCTGTAGTGGCCTCTGATGACATCTATGTGGTCTATAACGCACTAGCACTACAGGCTACTGTACCCCCTGATGGCTCTATTACACAAGCCAAGTTAGACCCTGCACTTGTACTAGGTGGTGGTAGCTTTCTTGGTGACAGTGGTGGTGGTACGGCAGACATCTTTAGAGTGCATGAGAGTGAGCTAAACACTAGCGTCACAGTCGTAGCTAACACCAACGCACTATGCGCTGGCCCTCTAACCCTAGCGACAGGAGTTACCGTTACAGTAAACGGTAATCTGGTGATAGCATGAGTGAATTACGCACAGACACAATCACTGCCAGCGATGGCACAAGTCCTGTCACGTTGACTAAACAGGCGGCGGCGAAGCATTTCATTACATATAATGAATCACAAACAGTAACAAGCAGTCTAAACAACAGCAGTATAACTGATGTTGGTACAGGAAATCATCGGTATAATTTTGCTAACAATTTTAATACTGCTGAAGGATATACTTGCGGTGGTGTAATGGCTTGGAATACTGACCAAACCACCAATGTTTATTCAGTCCAACCTCTTAACAAGAATGACGTACTTACTTCAAGTTTAGAAGTGAGTACAAATTATGCTGGTGGTACAAATGATTATTACTACAACTGTAGCACATCACACGGAGACCTAGCATGAGCGAAATCAAAGTAGACACCCTCACAGGTAAGACAACCGCTGGTAACATCACAGTGACCTCTGAAGGCGGTGCGGCGACTATGCAGTTGCAGCAAACGCTTGTTAAAAGTTGGATAACAATTGAACAGGTTGCGCCTACAGTTTTAGACAGTCTTGCA